AAGAGAACCGTCAAGGTCATAGGCAAGAGCAGTAGTAGTAGCAGCACCAGCAGTTAAACCATCAGCAAGAGTAGGATAAAGTGATGGAGTTTGTGATACGGCTCCAATAGTAGTAGCTAAAGCAGAATCTAACATCTTGGGTTCAGCGCCATCAGCATACCAAGAGGGTTTCAAATAAACATCACCTAAAGGGACCTCTACAAGAGCACCAACTTGAGACATAGTTAAAGCACTCGTAAAATAGTCATGATTCCATCCTTTTTTACGAAGAACAGAAAGAGCTGCATAGTTTACAGTATTGTTACCAGAGTCTACTTTCATACCGTTTAAAACGGTAGGAGTAATATCACCAGGGAGATTATTTCTGTAAGCAAAATAGTCGTAATAAATACGTTGATAAGCAGCAAAAGGTAATGGAGAAACATAGATAACACCACCACCACCAAGTGTATCCTGAGGAAGACCTAAATAATCTCCAAGAGAGCCGACAGGTAAGTTAGCACCATTTAGAGCAAGAATGGGAAATACAGGAGCATTGCCGGTTGCATCATCATCTGTCATAGTCATAGCATGTTCGAATTGATCCCATAAAATACGATTGGGTACAAAGAAACTGTAAAAGTGTGCTTTTACATTATGCATTAACGGGGAAATAAGAGGGCTAAATCTGATTAAAGATTGAACACCTAAAGTAAAGTCATCACCTGGTAAACACTCCATACAATTAACAGGGATAAGTTGGCCAGGATCACAACTAAGTTTAACATCATGAGATAAGTCAAAACGACTTCTGTAGGGCTTTGATACAGCCACTTCTTTAAAAATAATCGGGTCGCTCATTTTTAAAATTTTAAAGGTTAGATACGAATGCCACCACGAGGACGTAGGACATATTTTTTAAGACGGGTACGACGTTTAGAATTACGACGGGGTTTGAAGTTCCTTCTCCGCATTTTGTAAATTTTTATTGTTTTGTAAATAGTTGCCCCAGACGGCGTAAAGTAGAGCATTAAGAAATTGGTCTCCATCTATTCCTTGCGAATCAGCTTGTTCATTAAGCCAATTAATTAAGGGCACTGGAGCGAGAAATTTAACTTCTCTGAATTCGACATTTGTTGATTTTTCCATACTATAAATGATAGTTACGCTATCAGCGTTTTTGTGATTGATGAATAACAGTTCTTGATGGTGGAGCAGCTTTTAAATATAAACCTCCAACAGAATTTAATAATTTTATAGATTGTTCTGTAATGTAACCGTCAATTTTAATTTGATTTAAGGCAGCTTGTGTTTTCATAACATTACGTCTATCGTATTCTGTGCCTTGACTCATAATCATATTGATTGCAGCTTCGCGATTTTTATTAATTACAGATTGTAACATAGGGGCTAAATATGCATTCTCAGTACGTTTCATTTGTGTTTCAACAAGTGTTTTTATTTGTTGTGCGTTAGATAATGCAGTTTGAGAATTTATTTGTGTTATACGTGCTGCATTCATTGATTCCTGGCGTAAATCTTCGTTGCCAGTAAAAGCCATTTTTTGTTTGTTTAACATTATATCAGAATCCATTTTATCTACTTGACCATAGCCTACTAATTTACGGACATCATTGAGAGCGATATTAGATTTTGTAAATGCAATTTTGTTAGAGGATAATAAATCGTACCATTCATTTTGATTTTTAACAAGTGCAGCTTGTTCTTTTTTGAGTTGTTCATTAGCTTGTATGAGTTCTTGATTTGATTTTAGGTTTTCGACAGTTTGTTGTAATTGTTGAATTTGTACAGCATTTTGCATTATTGCACCGCCATCTATTTGTGGGGCAAAACGAGGTTTAGCTTGGGAAACTGGAGCACTAGCGGCATTACCAGGGGTGCCTTGACCGTATATTAATTGAGGGTTAAGACCAGCTTCAGAAAAGCGGTTCATTTGATTTTTGGGACTATTATATTCTTGTTGTTTAAGCCAGTTTTGCATATTTAACTCGTTTTGCTCTTTGGCTTGTTTTTGGGCAGCATTATTGCCGAAGAATTGGGATATAAGCGAAGAACCTAAAGAGATTCCAGCACTAGCTAAAGCTCCGATTGGCATATAGAATAAATTTAATGTTTGTTATTTAATTTTTGATTGAGGGTTGAGCGGTGTCAACTAGCATTGTATTATCAAGGTTAATACAATGCTAATAAAAAAGCAACCCTATATAGGGTTGCTAATTTCTTTAGTTTTTTCCAAGGTTTTGTTATATTCCGCGATAACATTAGAAGCCATTTCAGCCTGGGCTTTTTTACGTTCAGCAGTAACGTATTGAGAGCGCATTTTAGCGGCTTTTTCTTTATGGCGTTTGATTACATCCATTTTTTCGGATAAATCGAGGGAGTTAAAATCAACACCGTCTAAATCGAGAGGATCAATATTTTCATCATAATAACCAGCCATAGAATCGGGGGTACGTAACCCCCTAGTATGGTGGTCTAAAATCTCTTGAATAGTTAGCGATTGGTCTGGAATCGTTTGAGATTCTGGGAAATTAGATTCGCCAATAAGGGGTCTTGGGGGGAAAAAATCAACTTCGTATTTTTTATATGAGTTAAACTCATAAGGTAGAGCAGGATTCTTTTCGTTTGGAACTAAGTTTTCTTGAGCTTTCATGATGAGCGTCTTTTAATTGTTTTAAAGATAAAATGATTTTTGGTTTTTCAGCAAATTTTTCAGATAAGTCTTCTTTTAATCTGATTTTGTTGGTGGGGGTGTAGATGCGGTCGGTGTAATATCTAGGCATCCGTTTGCGTTGACCGTCAATAGTGACGTAGTGGCCGTCCGCTCCTCGTCTATTATGGGAAATAGCGGCAGTTGAGGTAGTATATTGGTCTCCGATTCCTTTACTAAATAGCTTGAACTCTTTTTGCAAGTGATAGCGAACAACATGTGTTCGGTTTGCTTCGACCGATAAAGTGTAACCGACTGTGTACGCTGCAGATTTGCCAGAGCAGTCTCCAAAATACACTTGACCAATGGGGGAATCGAGGACAGACCATGCAGGAATGATGTTTTCTCGTTGAACGTTGAAGACCAAAACGTGGTAGTGTGGACGCTTATTTCGAGAACCGTATTCCCCACACGCCAGGTATCGGATATTGCGGGTATTGCCTTGTTTTCGTTCACGTTTTCTAAGGCGTTTAAAAAAGTTTTGCAAATCCCGCTTACATAGGGAAGCATAGCGGCCATTTCGGGCAGTTGTTTTGAGGTTTTTGGTAGCATAAGTTAAGGTTATAAATAAAGGTGGATAATATGAGTGTAAAGATTCAAAGTGGATTCGAGTGCACCAGTCCTGCACTCTATTTGCGGCACATGAATAACATTTACCGCAAGGCACTTCAAATCCAGCTTTAGGCTGGAATTTGGGATTAATACATTTCATATAGGTAGTTTATAGCCGTAGTACCATAATTGTATAATTGTTTGATTAAGGATGATTCGTGTCAATTCGTTAAGTGGCACGCACATGTACTGCACACATGGCTCAGTCGTTCGCTTCCGTTGCAATGCTTCGCGGCTGCCGTCAGCGTCCTTCGATGCCATGGGCACAGACATGTGGAGTACTTCACGAATTTGGAGAAATTCGTTAAAGGGTGCACATTTAACTATTTGATATTGACACTTAAACATTATAAGTGAGGTATAGTGAATTTACGCATAGGACGATTTACTTTGACCATATTACCAACATGGCACCAGAGTTTATTACCGGTACCAGAAGTTACAGCATAGATATCATCTCGAGGGTTGGCTTCAACAAATGTGTCAGAAAGTGTAGGAAAAGAAGTAAATATTCGACCCCAATGCCAGTTTTTGAGAGTTGTTTTGAATAGACCAGCAACACGATTATTAAGGTACTTATATTCAGCATGGCGGGGTTGGTAACCCCATTCAGCGAGGTCTAAGCCTCCAGTACTAAATCTAGCAACAACTTCTTGATTCTTTAGGGCTTGTTCACCAAGACCTTCAAATTGTTTAAAGAAATAATCAGTAGGAGCAAAGCGAGTAAAATGACGAGGAATACCTTGTTGATAAGCAGTGTCAGGAAGAACAGACATTAGAGTTATGATGTAACCATGTTCGCGACAATGATATTTACCAATAAAACCATTAACAGCAGCAGCAGCATGGCCAGACATGTTACCTTGAGGAAGTCCACCAGTAGCACCAGTAGTGTTAAGCACTTCTGAAATTTGAACTGGCGTAGTATTGCCTCCAATATATTCCGAACGTTGAATTCTTGCATCGCCAGTAGATGTATTAAAAAAGTTTTTGACCATTTCAGTATAACGGTTACCACCACGAGCCATAAGTTCAAGAAACTCTTGTAAATGTTCAACACGTCGAAGCTCGTTGATAGTAATAGGAGCAGTAGAAAGAGAACCGTCAGGGTCATAAGCTAAAGGTAAACCAGGGGAACCTGCGGAAGATATACCGTCCGAAAATGATGGGTAAAGTGATGGTGCTTCAGATATAATACCTACTTGTGAAATAAGAGCGCTATCTAAGAATTTTGGTTCAGCGCCTTCAGCGTACCAGGCGGGCTTGAGATAAACATCTCCAAGAGGTACTTCTACTTGAGCACCAACTTGTGACATGGTTAAAGCTGAAGTAAAATAGTCGTGATTCCATCCCTTTTTACGTAAGATAGATAATTGAGGATAATAGGCGTTATTATTACCAGATACAACTTTCATACCGTTTAAAACGGTAGGAGTAATATCACCAGGGAGATTATTTCTGTAAGCAAAATAATCATAGTAAATACGTTGGTAAGCAGCGAAAGGTAAAGGGCTAACAAAAATATAACCACCACCGCCAAGTGTATCCTGGGGAAGACCTAAATAATCTCCAAGAGAGCCGACAGGAAGATTTGAACTATTAAGCTCAATAACAGGAAAGACTGGAGCATTACCAGTATTATCATCGTCAGTCATTGTCATAGCATGCTCAAATTGATCCCATAATATACGATTAGGAACAAAGAAAGAGTAAAAGTGGGCTTTTACATTATGCATTAAGGGAGAGATAAGAGGTGAAAATCTAATTAAAGATTGAACACCTAATGTAAAGTCGTCACCAGGTAAACATTCCATACAATTTACTGGAATTAATTGACCAGGATCACAACTAAGTTTAACATCATGAGATAAGTCAAATCGACTTCTGTAGGGCTTTGATACAGCCACTTCTTTAAAAATAATCGGGTCGCTCATTTTAATTTTTTTAAAGGGTTAAATACGAATGC